TATAAACCTGAAGACATGGCTAAACCTAATGTTAAATCTTTAATTAAAAATTTAAATACTGCTTTAAAACAAGATACTCCTCCAGAAAAATGTTATGAGTTTAAGACTGAGAAGAATGGTAATAAAACTTTAGCTACTGGTTGTATGTTTTGTCCTCACAAATGGGAGTGTCATTCTGATGCTAATGGTGGTAAAGGTTTAAGAGTATTTAAATATTCTAATAAAAATGTTATGTTAGCTGAAGTTGTTAAGCAACCTAATGTAGATGAAATTACAAATCAATACAAGGAACAATTAAAAAACTATGGAAAAAGAACTAGTACACAAACATCTGTTAATTAAAGCAGAGGTACAAAATCCTCCAACAGATGAAGAACAAACAATTAATTGGATGAAAAAATTAATTGATAAAATAAATATGAATATACTTGCAGGTCCTTATTCATCTAAGGTTTCTAAAAAAGGAAACAAAGGATTAAGTGGTGTTGCTATTATAGATACTTCTCATATTAGTATTCATACATGGGATGAAAAACAACCTGCATTAATTCAGTTAGATGTTTACTCATGTAAAGAATTTAAAAAATCAGATGTCATAGATTGCTTAGATGAATTTAAACCTGTAACTGTTGAGTATAAATACTTTGATAGAGAAACAAATTTTATAGAAGTTAAATAATGAAATGTTTTATTTGCAATGGTGATGTACTTTGGGGTAATGACTTTGATGCTGAAGATGTGTATGATACTGATGACTATTTATTTGTAAGTAATTATAGTTGTAGAGATTGTAATGCTTCATATGAAGTATGTCATGGAAAGAAAGAATGAAATATTTAATTATAATTATTTTAATAACAGGATGTGTAAAGAGTGAATCTGATTTTGAACCTGCTCCTCCTGGATTAACAACTACAATATATAAACAATTAATAAAAATAGAAAATGAACAGTAAAAAAATGAAACCTATAAGAAGAAAAGCAAAGCATATTCTTGTTGAATGGTTACAGTCTTTGTTGTCCAAACAAGAAGCGAGTAAGATTAATTATAAAAATGTATTTGATTTTATTCCTAATCAAACTCACTACTATGATAGACAAGAACAATTTAGACTACAACCTTGGTCTTATAAATGGATAGTAAAAAAATTAAAACGAAATCCAGAGTTGACAATAGACGATTTAAATGCTATGTTACAACCAACTGAAAAACAATTAAGAAGAATGGATAATATATTATAATGCCAAGTAAAGAAATGTTTAAGGGTGTTGCTTACGATAGCTTAGATAAGCAAATTGATGGAGACCACTACAAAGGTATGAAGATTCAACCTGCTCAATTTATAAATGAAAATCAATTATTATTTGCAGAAGGTAATGCAATTAAATATATTTGTAGACACTCTAAAAAAGGAAAACAAAAAGATATAGAAAAAGCAATTCACTATTTAGAAATGATAATGGAGAGAGACTATGACTAATGAATCACAGATAACACAATTAGAAAAAAGAGCAAGAGGTTTTCGCAGAATTATCTCAGCATTAAATGATTTACCTATGTATGGTATTAATCCACACTTAGATAAAATACTTCATGTTAAGATTGATGCATTAAAAGACCATCTTAAATTAAAGATAACAAGAAATAATAATAAGTTAAATGAAATGTATACTGAAAGTATAGATAGTTTAGCTGATGATGATGGACAACAAGGAGAAGTTGCACCTGTTGTTATAGAAGAGATACATAATAAAAGTATTCCATCGCCTGATGATAGAATGAATTTTCCAAAAGATTAAGTATGATATTAACTAAAGAAAATCAAGAGAAGTGGGATAAAGCTAAAGAATTACATAATGAAAAAATGGAACAGAGTACTGATATGTCTTATGAAAATGAATCTGAAGCACCTAGTCCTATGGTTAATATATCATTAAGAGAATATGATAAATTAAAAGAACATCAAAAATTTATAACTGATAAAGATTTAATTAATTGTATTGATAAGATTGAAGAACTTGTTCGTGCTTTAAGAAAACATATAATAAGGACAGATGTATGACAAATATTGTAGGATTAAATGGTAAGACTATTAAACCACCTGAAGAGAAACCAGTTTATAATTTAAGAATTTGTTTAATTGGGTCTGATGATTTAGATATTAAAAGAGTAGAAACATTTGGTGTTGCCGAAGATGGTTTCTTTATGGTTAAATCTTTAGACAATCCTAAGTTTCCTATCTTTATGACTAGCCCTGTTAGGATTAAAACCATTGAAACATATAAAGAAGGTGATACTCCTATGACTAAACTTAGAAGCGAGAAAAACGATGATGACTTTCTTGTTGACTTATTGAAAGAGAAACATGAAAACCAATCGAAAACTTAAACAAAAGAAAAGAACAAAAAGAAAAGAAGCACACCTAATGGGCTTCAAATTAATCATAAATAATCAAGGACAATTTATTACTGAGTTATCTAAATATCCTTTAGATAAAATACATCTTCATTTTAAAAAAGAAAATGCTGGTGTAATAAAAGCTTTGTTAAGAGAGTGTGATGCTAAGTTTGGTATGTTGTCTGAAGACTTAGAAAAAATTGCTTCAGATGTTTTTCATTCTTAGGATTCAACTATATCTTTTTCAATACAACTAAATCTAATATACAATTTTGCATCATTAATTTGTTGTTTAGTTAAATCACTTCCAAATAAAATTTCATATCCATCACCCATCCCATGTTTAACACAATCATAGTGTGTATTATGTTCAGTAATTACTTGTGGCATAACACATTGAGGTTGTCCTACTGCACATAACATTATTGTTAGTATATATATTTTTGCTGCTGTCATTATTCTATTATTTTTTTAATTGCTTTTGAACCATCTATATTTTCTTCAAGTTCAGCTTTTACCTTTCCACATTTATATTCTATATTATCATTAGCTGTTCTTTCAGCTACTCGTTTTCCTTTTAAACAATCACTCATGGCAGGTTGTATCCTGTGTTCAGTTAACTCTCCTGCTATAAACATACATAGTGCTACAACTGTACTAATGACTTGTTCCATTTGCTCTTACCTTATCTTTTAATTCTTCTACATCATTTAAAGATTTTTCTAATTGAGATTTAAGAAATTCTATATTAACTTTGTTAGTCATATTTTGTTCTTGATTTTCAATTAATTTTTCTACATCTTCAAACAACGATTCTATTAACATAAACTGTTCTTGGTCTGTAGGTTTCTGCTCAGACTTTTTAAGCAAGTCTGCTTGGAATAATTCTCTTGATGTCTCAAGGCTTGTTAGTCTTGCTGTTACTTCTGTATAGGCAAATACACCCATAGCTACTGCTACAACAATCCCAATCATGTTCTTGACTGGCATACTTACTGATGTGTCTTGTGATATTTTCATATAGGTGCTACAATAATTGTTAATATAATAAAAGCTATAATTAATACACCTGTAAAATAATAATTCATATACCCACACTCCATACTAATTACTTCTTTTTATTAATAGTTGTTTAAAATCTTGTTCTAATTCTTTAATCTTTTCTTCCATTCTTTTTAATTTATCATCTGTAACAATAGTATTACCATTGTTCTTTTCTAATTTTAACATTAGATGCTGTTGGTTTTCAGTTATTTGACCAAGGTATTTTTTATGATTCATTAAGTGAGTATCATTTATTAAAATAATTTCTTGTTTATTTTTATTAATAGTTTCTGTTAATGATACAATATATCTTACTCCTGTAAATGTTCCAACTATAATAGATACTACAACTGGAATCATTACTATATTTTTCTTTAACAGTTCTGCGATGTTCATACCTTCTTACCTTTGTTAACTCCCTCTTTTATTATATAAGATTGAGTTCCATTAGCACCAGTCTCTACTTCTTTTCTAAGGTTCTTAAAGATGTCCATCTCTTTAAGTTTTCTTTCAACCTTTTTTTTAAACTCTTCTAGAAGTTTTGTGTCTCGCATTTTTTCTTTTCTTTCTTAGTATGTTTACTCTTGAGTGCCATAACCATGTAGTAAACTTAATTGAATAAGTTTCTAACCATGAAAATAAATCATCTACTACACCACATAATTTATAAAAAAAATTATCTATCATATTATTTCTTTACTAACGAACCACCAAAGTATAAACCAATAATAGCTGATACTAAGTTAGTATCTAATGGTGTAATAACTAAACTATTAGATGATAGTGTTACCCATTTCATTATTTCTTTTTCTGGTATAAAGAAAAATCCAGGTTTAAATTCTAAGTAACCTACAATTACACTTACATCTGGTTGGAATATAGGCATTAGTTTTGGTAATAATACTATAGCGAATACAGCAGTCAATGCTATAATTCTTCTAGTCCATTGGAAACCTTTGTTGTCATATTCTCTAGCTTCCTTAAAACCTTTTTGTTGTACTTCTGCTCTTTGTATAAGCATCTTTTGTTCTGCTTGTTTTGCTTTTATGCTTTGTGACCATAGACTCATTACTCCTCCGAGTACTGTAGACCCTAGCATTGTTATCATTTCAAATGGCATCTTAGTTTCCTTTTTTTAGTTTTTGATTAAATAATTTTTTTGCTTCTTCAAAAGATATAGCACTATCTAAATTTAATTTACTTAAATTAATCCCAGTATTAAAAATATCTTCTACTAAATATTTTAAAGCAACTTCTTTTTTATTTTCTTTTAATATTACTGCTTTTGTTAATTGAGATATATCTTTTTCAGTAACAATATCTTTTCCTCCTAAATTATTTTTAACAAAATCAACATAAGCCTGTGTATCATTTTCATTATTAGGAGCATACTCAGTTATAATTTTTGTTATATCACCTTTATGTCTTTTAATTTTTGTAGTTAAATCTTTAGCTAATGCTCTTATACCCATTTCTGGGCTATCAAAAACAACAAAAGGTCTTTCTCTATCATTAGCATAAGTTTCCCCAGTTTGTCCTGCATATCCTTGTCCACTTTCTATATTACCAGGATTATTATAAATTTTTGTTTTTGTTTTTTTTATATCTTTTAATGGAGTTGATAAAATTTTAACTTGTTCTTCAACAGTAGGTTTTTTGTTTGGAACAATAGTTTTTTTAGAAGCTACTGCTTCTGCTTCTTCTAAAAAAGGTTGGTCAACAACAACAGCATCAGTATTATTTTCATCTACTATATCTCCTTTACTAAATTTTAATCTATTTTTAAAATCTTTTTGTTTTACAGGTGTTATAAAATCTTTATCAGGAAATAATTTCATTATCCATTTTCTCCATGTAGGAAGAGGTGCAAGTCTTTCACTAAATATTTGTAATGCTTTATCATTATTACCTTTATAAACTTCTTTAGGTATGTTACCTGCATCTTTTAATATACTAAATACAGGTGCAAACAAATACCATGGTTCTCTAGAACCTGGTCCAGTTAATCTTCCTAATACTAATTCTGTTGCAGTACCAGATACACCAGATAATCTTACAGCTTCTGAGTACCATTTATCTGTTTGTGTTTCTAAATCAGTTTGTACTTCACCATACTTAGCAATCTCTCTTAATGCTTGAATACCACCATATACAGGCAATCCTGCTAATAG